AACAGCATGGAAACTGTTGTTGACTTCAAGCAAGCCAATCGTCCGAAGAAGAAAGAATGGATCGAAGATTATTATCTGCAAATAGCAGCATACGCCATGGCACACGATTATGTGCATGGATCTAACATCGAACAAGGTGTGATAATGGTATGCACACCGGACCTATATTATCAAGAATTTGTCGTAAGTGGGGCAGAATTAAGGCGCTATAAACATAGCTTTTTGAAAAGATTGGACATGTATTATGACCTAATTCATGATGAGAAAGAACGCACAACACCCATGAAAGCAGAGGATTTTAATGCAGGATGATCTAATGGTACAACAACAGGTAGAGAATGAGTGGCAGCATATGGTAGGTGTTATATGTCTAAATCAGACGGGTAGGAAAAAAGTTAAGAAAGTATTACCAGGATTTTTTAAAAAGTTTCCTAATGCATGGAGTTTATTATTATCAGACAAAGATACAATAGCAGAGATGTTAAAAGATCTTGGTATGAAGAGTGTTAGAGCTAACAGGATATGGAGAATGTCATGTGATTTTATAAACTGGGATGGCGAGGACGCAACAGAATTATTCGGTATCGGTAAGTACGGTAGTGATAGCTACAGGATATTTTATAAAAATGAGATACCAGATAATATACAGGACAAAGAACTAAAAAGATATGTAAGAGAGGAGATGGATGATGCAAGATATTATGGAGCGTGAGATATCAGGGTATTACTACGATGGCGAAAAGTCATACACACTATACAAAGACGAACATGGTAATGAAACAATGGAGGAGGACAAAGATGAACAATCAGATTAGAACCGTTCTAAGAAAAAGATACGAGGCAGAGATCGAAGATGCGAAGTACAAGATCAAATGCTACAGCGATCAAGAGCTTATCATACCTGAGCATCCAGATATAACTGGTGAGGTTGATACATTGTTAGCTAAGATATCTGCTGCTGAAGACAAGTTGGCAGTAATGGAGCTACATTATGGCAAGATTGTGGCAGATAAATCTGTACTATAAGATTCTGTGACAGATTACAAAAAATATTTTTTTATCGCCGAAAAAAAGTGTCCAAGTGTACTTTTGAGTGTTTTTCAGCATAAAATATAGCGTTTTATGGTACACTTTTTAGTACACTTTTTATTTTTGGTACACTTTTTAATGT